TTTGCGTTGCGCCCATTTCTGCGCTCTATCTGAAAAATTGCTATCCCCACCCCAAAGAAGCCAAGCAACTAAGCCTGCTCCTGGATAACCTGGATCGGATGGATTTCTATTTGATGGCGCTTTGCCATCTACCTGATGGCGAGCAAACCAGGGAGCCATCTTTCTTACTTTTGATTCTGTTATTTTTCCAGCAGCCATATCTCTTGCCGCTGCGATAGTGGCTGGCACCAATCCATCGCCCCCAAAACCTTCACTGTAATATTTAAGTCCACGCTTTGCGTTAGCGCTAATAAATGAAGGAACACTTAAATCAACTTGCCTATTTGCTTCCTCTGCTTGCCAAGCATTGCAGTAATAACCACCATCAACATAATCTAACCATTTTTCACACCAAGCCTTAGTGCCAGCATCGTTTTTCTTTTCCTCATTGTAAAAGTAACAATTACCGCAGGCACGCCCCTCTGGAACATCATCTGCTAGGGCTGGTCTATAATTATCAGGCAAGGCACGATTAGAAACTTCGCCACCTGGCTCCATACCTTCAGCAATTGAAACTGCAACCATTTGATCTATTGCATCTTGCTTTGAAGTATGGCAACCAATGGTTGTGTAGGAACCATCAGATTCCTCTTTTACAGTTGCCCAACCTTGGCAATCACTTTGCTTATCAGATATTAAATATGGCATAGGTTCCTAAACTAGAAGTAAAACTTCGGCATCATCATCTAATATTGAGAAATCAATTCGAGATGTTGATTTACTAGAGAGTGTGCCAAGTTTTGTTTTAGCAGTTGCGGTTTTTATTGAAACTGTTACTTTTACAGGCTCAATAATTGTAGGGAAATTTGGTTGAATGTAATTAGGCTGACCTGATGAACCTGGGATCACTTCATCACTTGGCACAGTTGCGCTAGCCGATAGCCCACCTAAATTGGCAGTGGCTGAAACAATATTTGTTATTTGCGCATTGGCATTGGCAGAAAGTGAACCTAGATTTGCCGTTGCCGTTGCGAAGGTAATTGGCCCTAGAACATCGACATCTAACTCAGATGAATCTAAGACAAACTGAGCCATTTACTAACTCGCTAAAGTTAGAGAAACTGTTAGTGAACCACTTGGGATTGTAAAAGTATCTCCAGCAGTGTAGGCATTTCCTGCAACAGTTCCTGAGAATAAGAAATTGCCTGCTGTTAAATTATCCCAAACAGTAAAATATGTAGCATCCTCTGAGCCTGCAATATTGCTCCAAGATATATCTGCATCTGAAGTTAGTCCACCGCTTGAGGCTGCGCTAAAAGAAACTGATTTGCGAGTTGTTTCAGTAGCAGCGTTTGCAGTTCCATTTGCACCTGGATCGCCAATATGTAGTTTTACATAAACATTAGCGGCTGAATAAGAGGTTGCATTTCCAACTGCATCAAGGAATTTATTTGCTAAGTAACTGCTTAATCCAGTTGCCATTACTCATCCCCCTCTACAAACTCCTCAATAATTTCATCGATGCGACCCTCTTTATCACGCTTAACTTTCTTGCGTACTCGCTTGCGTTCAATAGTATTTGTTACCTGAACAGTTGGAGATTCAACAGTTACATTAGGAGCGGCAACATTAACCTCTGGTGATTCCATCATAACTACTGGCTCAACAGTTACATTAGGTGCTGCAACATTTACAGTTGGCTCTGGCACATTCACGATAGTTTGATCGCCACGATTCTCACGGCTCTTTACTTCATAAACACTAGATGGATCGCCTGGGTCAATTGCAGAAATTTGTTGCAATTGGCTACTTGGAACGCCAGTGTGTTTCATCTTTGGCAATCCGACGGCGGCATTAACTGCGGCAGGATCGAAACCAACTTGAATAAGTTGAGCAGCGATTTCAGTTCTTAACTTCAAACCAACATCTTTAGCATCGGCTGCATCAATGTTTTGTAGAGGAACTCTGTATTGATCGCCTGCCTCACCTAGTGGTGACAAATCCTCAACTGCACGAACATCATTTAGGCTCAAGAAACCTTCACGCAAACCTTTTGTGTAGGCATCGTAGCGCTCAATGGTTGTACCACGCAGAAGCGCATCAAGATTAAATTTAACAAAGCCATCTTGCTCAGGCAGTAGTGATGAAAGTGCCTGCTCAATTCTTTCTAGTAATGGGCGAAGTGAGTGTTGTACAAATGAAAGGTTCTGCGCTTCAACGCTAGCAAAACTCATTGCACCTGCTACTGGGTGACCTAATAATGAAATCGGAACTCGGAACAATCTTGCAACTTCCTCAAGACCGAAGCGGCGTGAATCTAAGAGTTGGGCATCGGCGGCATTTAATGCAAGTGGTTTAAATGCTGCACCGCCTGTAAGTACGCCAATCTTTCCTGCACGATATGGGCCTGAGTGAGTGATATTCCAATCTCGGCCAATATTAGTTGCTTGCTCCTCAGTTAATTCTCCTGGTACTTCAATAATTCCGCCAGGATTTGCAGCGTTGCCAAAGTAAGAAGCGGCATAAGTATCGGCTGCCATAACTGCACCAAGAGTAATTCTTGCTGCTTCGATTGGGCCTAAACCATAAAAAGAACCAGGAAGTTTGAATAATGGAATATGCAGTAACTCATTTGGAGTAAGGGTCATTACTTTTTGGTTGTAATCTTGAGTATAAACTCCGCCTGCTGGATCATATTCTTTTATGGTTACTTCATATACTAAAGGTTCATTAGGAGTTTTTCTAAGGATTCTTACTGATTCGGGATTTATACAATAAAGTTCTACAACTTCACCCATATCATCACGAACTGTAAGAATGTAAGCATTACCTCTTAAATTTAATGAAGCAAGAACTTGCTCTAAAAATTCCATTCGAGTTGATTCAGCATTTGGCTTATTAACCCAAGTTGGAACATCGCCATAAACTGCGGCATAAGAAATTCGATTGCGGCCTCTGCGAACATAGGCACCCATTGGTAATGATGAAATTGTATCGCCTAGCAAACGAACGCAAGCATAAACTGTACTCATTCGGATTGCAGTTTCAGATGAAACTACAACTCCTGCTGGAGAACTATAAGCAGGTCTGCCTGGAACTAGCGGCTCAACAAATTGATTTGTTGCTCGCTTCTCACCAGCCTGGCGCAATGCTCTTGATAAATTCATTAATTACCTTTTTCTGTAATCCATACTAAAAAACTTCCAAGCACAATTAGCGCAACTGGAACCGAAAGAATTGCTAAGCCTGTTGTTACGCAGGCAACCCCTACTACTTCTACCAACAAAGTAGGATTTATCTTTTTCATTTTGCCCCCTTTAAACTTGAATAGAAAAATATCTAGTAACAGGCGCTTTAGGTTCGGGCGGCTGAGTGGCTCGGTCATAACCAAAGATCGAGGCAACAGCCGCATCGACTTTGCGACGGCTAGAAGCCTTCGCCACCATTACTCCTCTTGAGGATTGTTTGGTAACGCAGTTTGAGATGTGGCGGGCCAAGCGTTCATCGCCATCGTGAGTAAATGATCCATTAACGACGGCTTCGTAAAACTTTTGTGTTGCAGGTACCATTCGTTCCGCTGAGTTTGGATAAGCAACAACTGGTAAGCCGTTTTCATCGAGAACCATAAATGTTCGTTGCCATCTTGCTGGATCGAATACGACTTCTCTAACTTGGAATCTGGAATCTCGGTAAACATCAATTATTGTTTTTTCAACTTCAGCAACTGGAACAAACCAACCTTGCTCTGCATCGTGTGGCTTCTCCCAAATTCCAACAACTTTTAAATGTGGTTTTTCGCCACCTAAGAACCAAGCAACTAATGCAGTTGAATCATTTGAGAACGCTCCATCAAATGCTAGAACTACATCCTCGCCAGGAATATCTTGACGCTCTGTATCTATTATCGCTTCCCAAGAACCAGTTGGTAGCCAAGCGGTTTGGGTGCTAACAAAACAATTTATTCTTTTGGTTCTAAACTCTGCTTCAGGCGTTCGTAATACTGCTGATTCAAAATCCTCCAAATCAACAATATCCCCAATGCCAGGATTAGCCTCTTGCCATAATTGCGGATCACGATAATCACCCTCTGGTTTCTCTGGCTCCCACCAAGCAAAGAAAAAACTTGGATCAGTATTTTCACCCTTAGCAATTCTTTGGCCATATTGGTAAAGAGAGTAGCAAAGTGAATCTTGCCCACTAGTTGAAGTTTTAACTCCAGCGGTAGTGATGCCAAAGAGAAGCGAATCTTGCCTAGCACCACCTGCAAGGCTCATTACATCCCAAAGTTCTCTATTGGGCTGGGCGTGAACCTCATCAAAAATAATTATTGGCGAAGGATTTAAACCTTCTTTTGTATAGGCTTCAGCAGAGAGAACTCTATAAACTGAACCTTTATCTTTAAACTCAATTGCATCTTTGTAAAGAGTAAACATTGTAGATAGTTCAGGGTCTAACTCAACCATTCGCTTTGCAGTGCCGAATACAATTCGGGCTTGATCTCTATCGGCTGCGCAAGAGTAGATTTCTGAACCATTACCGCCGAGAGTTAAACCTGCTAAACCAACACTAGCAGCGAGTGCGGATTTGCCGTTCTTACGACCCATTCCGACTAAAGCAGTGCGGTGTTTAAATTTGCCATTTTCTTTTCTGGCTAAGGCGTAATTTAAAAGTTGCTTTTGCCAATCACGCAAAACTAATAACTCACCAGCGGGCGCTGCAATTGAATCTTTAGTAACTCTGCAAACAGCCTCTGCGAACTGACTATAAAGCGGGCCATCACCATTGGCGATTTCTGTTTCTGAAACTGAAGTTAGCCATCGTGGGGGCCAGGCAGCGGTTTTATCCATTGCGTTGTTGTTGGAGAAGTTCCTCTAATTTTCCTCGAGCCTTCACTTCAGCAACCCCCAGTTTTGATCTATCACTTGGAGTTAATCCAAGCAAAGATAAGTTTTTAACAATATCACCTTGCACTGTACTCAGCATTCCAAATAAAGGATTTTGATAGGCATAGCCTTTATCTGTAAAAAGAATAAATTGTTCAGGCTTTAGTTGATCCTGAATTTGTTTTTTTAATTCCATCTTTTCGCAAAGTTCTAAAAGTATCGTGCCATCTGTATTGGCAATCCAAGGAGCAAGGTTTAAAACCTCACGCCAAAGTTCTGCACCAACCTCGCTCAAATGCTCAGGCGGTTGCGCAGAAAATCTTGGCAAAGCAATTACTTTATTTAGATCAGGAAGTTTTTGTTTTCCTGGATTTCCATTGCGCCGTTTAACTTCGTTTGGCTTTGCAGCCATTTTTATCCTGTCCGATTTGTACCAAAATGCCCCCTATAAAAAACTACGGAAATGTGTGCAGTTAGGGCGTCGGGGTATCTACCCGCACGCTGCGCCAACTTATATGCCGTACCCCATAATGCCTAGGTGGGGGTTAGCGGCTACCTTTTGTTGAATTGTGTGATCGGCAGAGCGTTTGTAAATTTGACCACACTGATTGGCCGCCACTTGCTTTTGGAATTATGTGATCGGTAGTTAAATCTTTTGTTGAACCACATTTAAAACAATATGGATAAGCAGAACGAAACTCTTTCGATAGTTTCTGCCACGCATAGTTGTAACCACGCTGAGTTGGTGTTGGTCTTTGTCTATCTTTTAATCTTTGACACTTAATACATCTTGCTGATCTAGTAACTACTTGGCAATCAACACAAGGTCTTGGCAACTTAATCACTATGCCTACCTATGTACATCAATGCTCTATGTAAATTACTTAATGAATCTTTGAAGTGTCCTAATCCCATATTGCAATTAATACAAAGTAATCCACGAATCTTTTGTGTCTTGTAATCGTGATCTACATTTAATAATGATTTATATTCCGAAGCATCTGTGCCACAGATAGCGCATTGGTTGTTTTGCGATTCAAGTATCTCTT